GGATGAAAATTGATGACCAAGAACTATACAACAAAGCCAAAGACGGCACTATACAGGGTTTCAGTATAGAAGGATTTTTTTCTGATAGGTACGATATGACTAAAGAAGAAAGCTTTGAAGACTTTGATAAGCAAATGCTTGTTGAAGAACTAAAAGAACTTCTACAAAAACAAGAATTAGAAAGTTATAGCGACTATCCAGAAAGCGTAAGAAACAACGCTAAACGAGGCATAGAACTAAACGAAGCCGTAAACAACAAATGTGCTACACAAGTTGGCAAAGTTCGTGCGCAGCAATTAGCAAACGGCGAACCTGTAAGCGAAAAAACTATTAAGCGTATGTTTTCGTATTTAAGCCGTGCAGAAACTTACTACGATGCTGGTGACAAAGAATCTTGTGGTTATATTTCTTATTTGCTATGGGGTGGCAAATCGGCGAAGACTTGGGCAGAATCTAAAATTAAACAAATAGAACGTGAAGACTTAGCAAGTATGTTAGTAGATGAAGACTTTGCAATTATAGATGATCGTTTAGCTTATTCATCTAAAGACAAGGCAGAAGAAGCAGCTAAAGATTTAGGTGTTGAAGGCGTACACGAACACGAATACGAAGGCAAGATCTGGTATATGGTAGGCGAAACGCACGAATTAGATTTGTACGGTAAATGTCCTAAAGGCTACAAAAAGAAGAATGGTAAATGCGTTAAGAAATGAGAAAAAAACGAACCAAAGAAACACAAGGTAAATCAAGTCCTAAAGGTGGCAAAAGAGGTTGCTTATGTAAAGACAATACATACTCTTCAAAGTGTTGTGACGGCACGCTTAGAGCGCAAGGCATAGGCAAGGTTTAAAACAAAAATGAAACAAACAATTTAATATAAAGTTATTATAGTATGAATACACATAGAGCCGTTCGGCAATTTTTAGCAAAAGAAGAAAACAAGACAGAGTTAAAATCGGAAAGAGTAGAATTAAATATTGTAGAAGACACAATAAAAAAAGCTGCTAAAATTGGTGGCAAAATTCTGGGTTTAGAAAGTGATATTTTATCTAAAGCAAGTGATATAAAAAAACTTTCTGGTGATTATACACAATACATTAACCAATTTAGAGATTTTGAAAAAAAAGCAAAAGACTTAGGTATTGACAATGTAGCAAAAGAAGCAAGTGAAGCAGCTAAGTCTTACGAAGACAAAATTAAAAGAGCAGACAAAATGCTAAATAATGTAAAAGCAGCAATTAAAAGATAAACACGAATAAATAAATAAAATGAAAGATAATTCAATACTAAACAAAGTAAGAGAACTTCTTGGAATGGAAGTGAAATTAGGCACACGTAAATTAGATGATGGCGTAACAACTATTGAAGCAGAAGAATTTGAAGCTGGTTTTCAAGTTGTAATTGTAACTGAAGACGAACAAAAAATTCCATTACCTGTAGGCGAATACAAACTTGAAGATGGCTTGATGCTTGTTGTAACTGAAGAAGGTTTGATCGCTGAAATTAAAGAAGCTGAAGAAGAAGTTGTAGAAGAGGTTGTTGAAGAAGAAGTAGTTGAAGAAGAAGTTGAAGCGTCTGTAGAAGAAGCTAAGCCAATTAAGAAAACAGTTGAATCAATCGTGAAAGAAACTTTCTTTTCTGAAATGGAAACTTTGAAAAAAGAAAACGAAGAATTGAAATCTGAATTAGAAAAATTCTCTAAAGTAGAAAACAACGAAAACACGAATGAAGAAGTAGTTGAAGAAACTAAAGAAGAAGTTGTTGAACTTACTAAAGAAGTAGAAGCAGCAGCTAAACCAATAGTACACAATCCAGAAAACAAAGAAGCGAAAATAGGCAAAACAATTTCTCCTAATCGCAAACGTACAATTATGGACACCGTGCTTTCAAGAATAAATAACGCAAATAATAATTAATAATTAAATAATAGAAATATGGCTAACACCGTAACAGGAAGCACTTATGCTGGAGATTTCGCTGGACAATTTGTAGCAGCAGCTCTTTTAAGCGCACCGACAATCGAACAAGGGTTAATTACTGTACTCCCTAACATTCACTACAAAAGAGTAATGAAGAAAATCAGTACAACAGGAAACGTATTGGTAAACGCAACTTGCGACTTTGACCACAATATGGACGTTGACGTTGCAGAACGTGTATTGACTTTGAAAGAAGTACAATCAAACGTACAACTTTGTAAGAAAGACTATCACCAAGATTGGATTGCTGCACAAGCTGGATATTCAGCTTACGAAGACCTACCAGCAGACTTCAAATCATTTATGTTAGCACACGTTGCTGGAATGGCTGCGGCTTCTATCGAGACATCGATTTGGGAAGGTGCTTCTGGAACAAGTGGACAATTTGATGGTTTAGTTCCTTTGGCTTTGGCTGATGCAACTGTAGTTGACGTAGCTTCTCACGCTGCCGTAACTGCTGCAAACGTGATTGACAAATTAGGTTCTATTGTAGATGCAATTCCTTCTACAGTTTATGGTGCTTCTGACTTGACTCTTTATGTATCAAGAAATATCGCTAAAGCTTACATTCGTGCTTTGGGTGGATTCGCAACAGGTGGTTTAGGTGCTAACGGTGTTGACGGAAAAGGAACAACTTTCTTTGCTGGTCAAAACCTATCTTTCGATGGTATTCCTGTAGTTGTTGCTAATGGAATGGCTGATGATACTGCTATGGCTGCTCAAACTTCAAACTTATTCTTCGGATGTGGTTTGCTAAGCGACATTAACGCTGAAGCTAAATATATTGATATGGCAGAAATTGACGGTTCGCAAAATTGCAGAATCATTCTTCGTATGTCAGCTGGTGTTCAGTATGCAATCGGTTCAGACGTAGTTCTATACCACGCATAATAATATAAACTAGAATTAAGAAAGGGTGGGTTAAATTGCCTACCCTTTTTTATTCATAAAACTTTAAATAAAATGAGTTGTGATATTACAAACGGTCGTGTAGAAGAATGTAAAGATAGTGTATCAGGTTTAAAAGCCATCTACTTTGCAAACTTTGACGATCTTGACACAGACAACATCACTTACGATGCTACAAACACGGACACAATAGATACTTGGGTTCCCGCTGCACTTATTACTCTATACAAGTACGAACTAAAGTCAAACGAAAATTCGTTTACGACAGCTGTTCAAACTTCTCGGGATAACGGTACAACATTTTTTGAGCAAACTTTGGCTATTTCTTTAAAGAAACAAGACCAAGCTATGCACAAGAATATTAAGCTACTTGCTTATGGTAGACCAAGAATTATTGTTCGCACAATGACTGACCAATTTTTCTTAATGGGATTGGCACAAGGTTGTGATACAACTGCTGGCGAAATATCTTCAGGTGCAGCCCTTGGTGACTTCAACGGTTACAAATTAACTTTTGTGGCAAGTGAAGTTTTACCTTCTAATTTTATCGATGTTTCAACTGAAGCAGCTTTAAAAACAGCTTTTGCTGATGCTTCTGGAGCAGATGCTTCAATAGCTACTACATAGGTTTTTCTTTTCCTTTCATAATGTAATTAGGCACTTTTCGGAGTGCCTTTTTTTATGCTTTAAAAACACGAAATAAAAACAAAAAAACGAAAAAAAAGTTATTATAGTAGAATGATTATTTTAACTACAAGCGGAGTACAACAAACGTTTAGTTTCATACCAAGAAGCCAAACCTACGACACTTTAAATTTAACAGACGAACAACTAAACACAACCGTAGCCGTAACAATACAAGCAAGTACAAATGGCGATTATTACGATACAATTAGTGCCGTGTTCGTACTAAAAGAAGGACACTTCTATAAGCTTGAATTAAAAAACGGTAGTACGGTAGTTCATAAAGACAGAGTATTTTGCACCGACCAACCTGTTGCAACTTATTCAGTAAACAACGGACAATACACAAGCCAAGCATCGAATAACGAATTTATAATTTATGAGTAAGGACATACACATATTAGAATTAGCTGCCTACGAGCAACCAACTATAACGGAAAGTAAACGTGAAGATTGGGTAGAGTTTGGCGATGACAATAACTACTACCAATTCTTGATCGACTGCTACACAAATAGCACGACACAAAACGCAATTGTAAACAACACCAATCGTTTAGTATACGGAAAAGGTTTAAGTGCCTCAGATGCTTCAAGAAAGCCAAATGAATACGCTTCTATGATGGCTTTGTTTAGTAAGAAATGTACAAGGCATCTTGTAAGCGACTTAAAGTTATTAGGGCAGTGCGCTATGCAAGTCATATACACGAAAGACAGAAAGAAAATAGCACAAGTTGAGCACATACCAGTACAGCTATTAAGAGCAGAAAAATGCAACGAAGATGGCAAAGTAGAAGCTTACTATTATAGTGATAATTGGCAAGACACTAAAAACTATAAGCCACAAAGAATACCAGCTTTTAACACTTCAAAAGAAGCAATCGAAATTTATTTCGTTGCTCCTTATTCCGTAGGATTGAAGTACTATGCACTACCAGATTACATCGGTTGTTTGCCTTATTGCACTTTGGAAGAATCAATAAGCG